CAGCACACAACTCATCAGGTTCATTAGGTGTGTCCTCCTTGATAGGAAGATGACCCATACCCATGGCGTTGGCAAGATCTATAACAGAGGTCATCTGTCCTGTACCCACATCTATTGTTCCTGTAAATGAACTAGGAATCAAGGTTGCAATCGCTCTGACAACATCCATGACATGAACCCAATCTCTCTTATGTCTTGTAATATACTTTGCAGTTCCTTGTTTCAACATCTCATATAACATATCATCTCTACTTCCTTCCTCTGCCCATACATTAAAGAATCTCATACCCACACTATTAGG